ATTGTGGGTTCCTTTTCCTGCCATAACTGGTTCTCAGGATTACACATGAACAGCGCATTTCTGCTTATCTGTTCGCCTTTTGCTCCGATTTTAACTTATCTACGTGTCTTTTTTCAAACTTTGCGTGAGCAGTTGGAAAATTTCCTGACCAGCCTTCTAAGTTAAAACTTGGCGCGGATATAATGCGGTTGGCTGAAGCGCCGCATTTACACTCAACTGTTGTTGTCTCATAATCAACAAACCGTTCAATGCGTTGCCCACTCCCGCAGGCAAATTCATAAATTCTTTTCATTTAAACCCTCATAAGCAAGTTCGCTGGCCTGTTTTAAGGTTTTCAGCCATGTCAAAATTGACATCTCGCCTTTCTTAAATTGTAATTCTTTTTCGCCTGGAATAGCTGATATATTGTTTAACGGCCCGATCATGTTATCAATGTCGTCCATTAAATCCAGCCATCCTTGCGTCGCCATCATACTGAAGCGATCTTCGTAGTATTTTTGTAGTTCATTATCCATTTATGCAAATAGTAAGAAAAAGTTACCTGTATTAGCAGCTAAAACAGTATAGGTAATAACAATCGCACCTGCTGCGCCATTACCTCCATTACCCGTTGTATTATTACCGCCACCACCGCCGCCACCACCGCCGCCATATCCACCACCTGCTCCACCAATACCACCTGTGCCGGATGGACTACCAGAATTACCACCACCAGCACCGCCACCGCCACCAGAACCTGCTGTTCCACCTGCGGTTATTGTATATTCTGTTCCAGCACCACCAGCGCCACCAGCGCCAGCAATAAGGCCTGTTGTACTTGTGCCACCGCCACCACCGCCGCCGCCGCCATCTGTTCCTGCTGTTCCTGCTGTTGGAGTTACTGCGCTACCCGTACCTCCAGCACCGCCTGCTGTATTGCTAAAAGTATTACCGCCAGTGCCACCGTTACTATTTGAGGCAGATGTTGCAACAGAACCTACACTTTTAACACCGCCGCCGCCGCCGCCGCCAGATGCCGCATTTGAAGCAGTTGCGCCGCCAGCAAATCCATTTCCCAAAGATGAACCCGCCGCGCCGCCGCCTGCTGAACCAGATGAAGTGGTTCCGCTGCTAGTACCACCATTTGCGCCGGAAAAAAGAGTAGCACCAATACCGGCTGAAGATAAACCGCCAGCACCAAAAGTGTTTGCCGTTGGCGCGCCGCTGCCGCCTTTAGCTAAAACCCCATTTGTTGAGCTGGCCGGAGCTGAATTAGCAGCTTTGTTTAACCATGTATCCCCACCAGCGGTTCCTGCTGACGCAGTAGTAGTACCGCCAGTACCAGCCGCACCAATTGAATAAAAAACTGTTGCTCCAGTAGTGACTGTTATTGCTGATGATGACCAAGCACCGCCACCGCCGCCACTTGCATTTCTAGCTAATCCCGGTCTGCAACCACCACCGCCAGCAGCAATAGCAATGGTCGTGACTGTTTGTGTTGTATCAAGATCAGTAGGAACCGTCCAAGATGTTCCCGATGTCAACAATATTGTTTTAGTCGCCATTTAATTGGATTCCATTATTTGCGGAACAAATGCCGCACCGTTCCATACCCATCCAATATCGCAAATAACATCATCTATTAAAATTAACTGACAACCATCTGGTGCAAGATCAGTTATTTCAGCAATAATTTTATTTATTACTAAATTATCAGAAAGTTGTACAACCGCACAATTAGCCATAGTTAACCTCAAGCAACAGCAACGCAACGCCATTTAGATGTAACGGCATTCCAGACAAAACCTACGTCAAGCCGCGCAGTTGTTACAGTTGTAGTAGGCAGTGCAATGGTGGATGCCTCAAACGATGCCCCCCAAGTAATAGCGCGAGCAGCAGTACCAACAATATAAATCCACAACTTTTGACCGTTAGTTGGTGTACCACTTAAATTAGTTGTAAATGAAGTAATGTCTACTGTTTGTGCTGTCAATCCATATTGATCGGTAGTATCAGTATTGATTGTAGGCGTTGCGCTTGATGTTGTAGTTGATACGCGCGGCGTTATACGTTTATTTGTTAAAGTTTCTGTGCCTGTTGGAGTAACGTAATCTGTACCAGCCGTGGCATTAGCTAATGCACCTCCGCTATTTGCTTTTAACAACGATGTACCAGAAGGTGGGGCTAAATAGTCTGTACCTGCTGTAGCAGCACTAAAAGCTGATGCCCCGTTACCTTTGACAAGGCCAGTTAACGTAGCTACACCAGTGCCGCCATAAGGCACTGTAACTTCCGTACCTTTCCAAATACCTGTAGTTACTTCGCCGCTGTCGTTAACAACAAACGACGAATTCTGAATAATTTTGCCTGTAACGCCGTCAAACCTGGCTACTGCATTGTCCGTTGCTGATGCAGGGCCACTTACGTCCCCTCCTCCAAGACCACCTGTAGAGGTAATCGTAAAATTAGGATACGTGCCGGTAACAGTCGTAGTGCCTGCGCCAGTTAACGCAACCGTTTGATCCGGTGCGGAATTTGTAACCGTAATAGACCCAGCGCCATTGCTAACGCTAATGCCCGTACCAGCGGTTAAGTTAGCTTTTTCCCATAGGCTAGTAGTAGTGTTATAGATTAGTACTTGGCCGTTCGATGGGCTTTGCGCTGAGACGTTATGCAACTCGTCCATCTCGTAACCGTTTTGCACTTTAACAAACAACTTACCCTGTGTAGGGTGTGCGTGTTCAACTACAGCAATATAGACAAGATGCGTAGGGGCATAAGGCTTGGTAGCTGTTAAAGTACCCGCCGTTGTGCCACTCAAATATAACTGTGCGCCGTCTGTATACGCTGAAGTATTTATGTTGCTAATGATACCTACGGCAGTTACATAGCCATTAGAATTATTGGCTAAATCAGCCGTCATCAAACCCAATGTTTGTGCAGACGTAGCATCGGCGTCAGCTAACGCCTTAGATACCGTAGGAATTTGGCCTGTTGCGCCAGATATATAAACCGCAGTACCTTTGGTAAGGGTAGCGCCAGTAGTATTGCGTACTGCTACCAATACGTTAGTAGTAGAGGCCGCTGTTGCTACTGATAAGTCAATTGCACCTGAAGTATTAACTACCGTTACGCTGCCATCAGCAGACGCAATGCTATTAATGTTTCCTGTAGAAATATTGTTGATCTGAGTTTGAAGACTTACTAATGTATCAAGCACTGTTTGCGATGTGCCACCGCCATTGGTAATGACCTTAATACTCTCGGCAAGATCCAACGGCATCACTTCACCGACGTTAATCTCACGGCCATTGGATAAATAGATAACCAATGAGCCGTCAAAGTCAATGCGAGCATCAATAACAGACACGCCGTCAATGCCATCCAAGCCATTGACGCCATCTTTGCCGTCTAAACCGCGTGGACCTGGCAGTCCATCACGCCCTGGCAGCCCGTCACGGCCATTTCTACCGTCAATGCCATTGACGCCATCACGACCATCTTTAATGTTCGCTACGCGCGTCTCAATGGCTACAGTTACGCCGTCGTACTTAGTCTGAATGTCAGATTCAATCTTCTTGAGCGCCTGAATGACTAGATCGACGTTAGCCGCTATCTTTTGCTTCTGAATTTCCTTGTTTTCACGGATGGACTCTTGGATTCTATCCAGTGCTTCCATCTTTTCGTCATCACTCATAGCGTCGAGATTCATTTCAACTCTCCCGCTAACTGGTCAAGGAAGTCATTTTCTGTTTTGCGGATATTCGCCCGTTTGTTTTCCATTTGCAACTCAACAATCTTAGACTTGTTCTTAATATCCGCTTCTTTCAGCATCAATTCAGCGATTTTGGCACGTTTGTCAAACTCACGGCTGGCTGCTGCGTCTGCATCAGGCAGATTAGCCGTCGTAGCCTGCAAAATCTTAGCCTGAACCTCTTGTGGCTTCAATTGAGTCTCAACCAATGTGTTCTGCGCCTCGGCTCTGTTGCGTTCAGCCTGCGTCGTATTGACCGCAATCTGTGCTTGAGCCGCTTGCAGAGCCAATTGTTCTTGAATTTGCTGCTTTTGCTGTGCTTGTGGGTCAGGTTGCGCCATTTGAGTCAGCGATTCCATCAATTCGAGTCTGTTAGACAGGCTACTATTGCCAACAATGCCTTTCAAAATCAGTGGCAACACCGGCGTATTGGGGCCAAGGGTCTGCAACAGAGCAATAAACTGCTGTTGCTCGTACTCTCTGGCGATAATACCCAGCGTAGCAGTCGGAATGAAGTTCAGATCGACCGATGGATAGCGCTCAGGGTCAAACTGCATGTATCTAAACGCTGCTTTTTTGATAAACGGAATCAGGAAGTCTTCCTGAAAGTTCACCAGCGTGCGTTTGTACTTCTTAATGATGGATGCAACCGCCATCGACATGCCGCCTTGGTTGCCATCACGCGACATGTTGCTCACCATACCCTGCGAGTCCAGCGTGCCTGTCGCCTGCAACAACATACGCTCAAAATTCTGAGCCGTCGTGATGTTGCTGCCGTCAGTCGTACCAAACTTGAAGGGGAACAAAATCTCACCTGGAGGCCCGTTTGTCAGCATGGCCTTACCAGGTTTGACTTCAAACTTAGCGCCGCGTGGCAGGCGCGTTGCGTCCATGCCCATCATCGGGCTAGTCGTTAATGCCAGCGAGTCGATGTGACTACGCACCTGCGCGTCAATCGACTTCTGCATGTTGTATGCCTTCTCAACCGTACCACGGCCAAGCAGACGATTTGGGACGGTATCATCTTGATAGGTAAGTACCGGACGATCCTTCATCATGTACGGTGATTCTTCAGCCTTTAACAACAGCCCGTCGTTGGCAATCACAACAATCGCCTCGACCATATCGCTGTAGTCTTCCATGCCCGAACTATCAGGGAACAACTCGACAACTTCCTCGTCGTCCTTCTTCAGATACTCGCGTGGAACCAGACCGTAGTAAGTCAGCAACAAAACCTTTTCGTCTTGAAACTGCGTGACTTCTTGCGTCGCCTCTAGCTGCGTGTCTTCATACGTCGCCGTGATGTTGACCTTGCGATACATGCCCGACTCAATGCCTTGCACGACCTTGTGGATTGACACGTACTTCTCAATCGCCACGCCCATGCAGTCGTCTACCGACGTACCGTTAGGATCAAACAAGAAATTCTTAGGGTTGACCGGACTCAAGAACACACCGACGCGTGGCTTCTCCGTCACACCAATAGCCGCCTGACCTTGCTGGCCTGGGATGGGCTGCGTGGCTGGCGCGTACTCAGTAACTTCTTTGGTGATGATCTCACCAATGCCTGTGCCGTAGATTTCGGCCAACAGTTCAATCTGGTCAATCGCTTTGCGGATCTTGTCTTTCTTAAAATCCTCCATTAACTGCAACTTGATGAACTCCACGTCCATCGGGTTGCCGTCAACGTCCTTGATGTCATCCTTGATGTCAAAAAACTCACCGGAGCCAAAGATCGCCTCCATGATCTCCGCATGACGCGTTTCAACCGCCTGCTGCGTTGCTGGAGTAACAATCCGTGAACGCTCCGATTCGCGCGTCTTATCTTCTGACGCCCACTGCCCACGGAATATACGTTCATATTCTTCCCAATCTTTTAGGAAGTTAGTGTTGCGGTAATCGCGCCAGCGGTCGCAATGGTCAACGACGAAGGACGTTAGTTCCTTGTCGTTCTCAGATGGCTGGTCAAAGTCGTTTTGTTCCATTTAGAATCCTGATATAACGTCAATAGGCTCCCACTCATCGTCATCTTCGTCTTCAAAGTACGAAGTAACGGCCAATTGG